TTTATTTGTACTTCCATAATTATTTAACTTGTGATTCGTCTTTTTGTAACACATAGGCATAAGCCTGAGCCAGCATCTGAGTGTGTCTTCTTACGTTGAAGATGTCATTGAATACGATGTTAACTCTTTTGCCAGTCTTGTCTTTGATAAATTGCTCTACTACCCTAATCATTTTAGGCAGCTCATCGGATGTTGTATTGTCCATAGTTAGATTTTAGTCCGAGTGCTTCCATCTCGTGATACCTGAGCGCATCAATAGCGTGATTGTAGTGGTCTATCGGTCTTCTCATACGCTGACCTTGCTTGTCAGTATCCCAACAATAGGAGCGGAGTTCTTTGATTAGGTTCGTGCTTTGCTTGGTTACTAAGTAATCTTGTCTTTGCATTACGTCAATACCGTAGTTGATTGAGTCTGCTCCTTTGGTTACTCCCTTAATCGTTTTGCCTTGACGTCTAATCTCTTCGATTGACTTCGGTTCACTTGAATCTGCGTAAATGATGACGCCTGACGGAAGTATCTTTGCGATGTCTGAGTTGACCATACCTGTGCGGTAAACAAGTTCGTTTACTATCCGTGTTCCGTTATAATTGTAAATCTCAATTGCTGCCGTAGGGTCATTCGTGTATCCAAAGTCAAGTCCTATTCCTATGAGCTTCGCCTCTTTTGGTATTGTGTCGACTTCTTTCCAGTTAGTAAACACCACTCCTTCAAGACTACCCACCTCTCCAAGTCCATACACTCGCCACCAATTTGCCCAATAAGAACTTGTAGCTGCTTTGTCTCGGTTCTTTTCTATCTGACTAACGATTGACTCATCTAAAGCCTCGTTATCTTTGTAGGTTAAGATTATGAAGTCCGTGTCTGGCTCGTCTTTTAGTTCCTTGTGTACCCAAAACTCATTGGCAGGGTTAAAGTCTAAATAGACCTCCTTCTTTGTACGGATTGCCAGCTCATTGTAAGCCTCGAATGTTACGTTGTTGCACTCGTTTATGTACAAGATGTCACGTCTTGCACCCCTGAGTTTTGACGCATCGTCTGCTGAAAAGAACTCTACTACACTTCCGTTTTTAAAATGATAGGTGAGTAATGACTTATTTAACTGTTGGTCATAAAATCGGTTAGTCCATTTTAGTATTTTGACAAAGTCTTTTAATGCTCCCCTTCTTAGATGAGGTATACTTTCTGCTACTATGCTTATTTCTATTCCGTCTTTGCGTAGTGCCTTGTCAATTAACACCGCAAGGATTGAATACGTCTTGGAAGCCGACGTGCCACCTTGTACAATCTTAATGCGGTTCTTTAAAGCCAGTACCTTATTCGTTGCTGTTGTCCTCTTGTACATCAGGGAATAGTGGTAACTCGGTTATTGTTTGCTCTACTTGCTGAAGTGGTGCGCCATAGCCTGAGTCCATTAATGCTTTGTACGCTGCTACATCGCCTTCACGAGCCTTTTTAATCAACGCTAACGTCATTAAATCCTCTTGGCTCATAGTTTCCTGCTCTCCTGTTAACGGGTTCTTTAGGGACTGATTTACTTCAAGCCATTGACGAGCTATTGTGCTGCGGTTCTTACTTCCTTTCGGCCTTCCTGCAGGGTTTCCGCTTTCGCCTTTATCAAATGGTTTTAATGTTCCTCCGTTTTTTCCTTCCATAACTCTGTTTTTACATTGTTTCTCCGTTGCGTTTAATAATCAAACTTGGGTCGAGCTTTTTCATTCGGTCAATAATAACTTGACAATATTTCGGGTCTAATTCCATTCCGTAACACTTGCGTTTAAGTTGGTGTGAAGCTACCATTGTTGAACCTGAACCTAAGAAAAAGTCAAGAATATAATCTCCTATTTTGCTGCTATTGTTTAAAGCTCTTGACGGAAGTTCAATAGGTTTTTGCGTTGGGTGAAATTCGTTCTTTGATTCTCTATTTACATCCCATACAGTAACTTCATTTGTAGGGCCATACCAATACGGAGCATTTCCTTTCTTAAAACAATAGAAGCAAGGTTCGTGTTTTTGTTTGTACTGAGCAGATAAAGCTCCAAACTGAGCAATATTTTTATTCCAAATAATTTGACTTCTAATTTCGATACCGTTATCCCATAAGTGAGAAGCCATATCAGCATATCCTGCTGCGTGCCAAATATACATTGGTGCTTTGTCCTTGGTAAACAAAATAATGTTTGGTAATACCTCTGAGTAAATGTTTGTGTTTTTTTGGTCATTGTCTAACTTAGTTCTTTTAGTCAATGCTCCACCCTCATAATCTACTCCATAAGGAGGGTCGGTAAATACCATATCAGCTTTCTCTCCGTTCATTAACTTGGCAACTGTATCTGAACAAGTGCTATCTCCACAAAGTAAACGGTGTTCGCCTATCTCGAATAAGTCTCCTAAAACAATATCAGTTTCAATTCCGCCTTGGGGAACACTAAAGTCATCTTCCTCTGCTTCAAGTTCGGTTACGCTTAAATCAACAGGTAAGTCTAAACCCCACTCGTCAAGTTTCTCGGTATCCCATTCATTAGCTAACATATCCCAATCCCATTCACCAAATCCTACGTTGTCCTTTACAATAAATTCGTCTTTTTGTAGTTCTGTTAGGTTCTCTGCTCTAACAATATACACCTCTTTCATCCCTGCTTCCTTACAGGCTTTTAAACGCATATTGCCACCAAGCACGATGTTATTCTCATCCACTACTATTGGACGCAGCTCAAGCATCTGAGGGAAGTCCTGAATTGACTTAACTAACTTCTTGAATTTATCGTCTTTTATTAGTCTTGGATTCTTAGGGTTTGTTTTAACCTCGCTTATTTTTACTTTGCTTACTTGCATTTTCGTGTTTTTGTAATTGTTCTCTGCATATTGCGTATCGCTGGTCTTGGTCGTACTCTCTGACCATTGTGTCATCCATCATACATCTTTGGATGAACTCATTGTTCTGCTCTTTAGGTAGTGGTTTCGGAATAGGCATCGTATACTTTTCTTAGGTTGATTACTATCTCTCTAAAACAAGAAGCGCAAGAGGATGGCTCTAAACGTATCTTCATTATTCTTGAGTAGATTTCTCTTATTCTTGTTACCTCTGATGGTTTGAATGTTTCTTGTTCTAAGATTCGTGTTTCCGTAAGCCAGTTGTACTCCTCCTCAGTAAGACATTCAGGTTTGCGGTATGGAAACCACTCATTGAGTTTTTGCTTACGCTCTTCGCATCCGCAGTCCTCTCCTGCTATAAAGTTAACGAGCTTCTTAATTCCTGTTACTTCGGTTATTTGCTCTATGGTATCTCCTAACCCTTGCGCTTTTTTCTTTGTTGCCATTGTTTATTTTTTAAAATGTTCTTTACTTAATTCTGCTAAATCCTTACGGAGCATTTCGTTTTCTTTTTTTAGCTTATTGTATTCCTTTTCCATTTTGCAATACATTCCGTAAAACTCTTTAGCTCTTTCAGTTCGTGTTTCAAGCTCTCGCTCTAATACTTCAAGTATATTTTTGAATGTCATATTTATTTTTTAGTTATGTACCACCATCGTGGCTCTATTATAGTATTCAAATCTTTACAGTCTTTATCTTCTTCTCCGCTCCAAATAATTTTCAGTAGCCTGTACTTGGTTACTTCGTTTTTTTCTATCTCGGTTACCTGACCTTCAAAATAGCAGTCTCCATCTTCAACGTCTCTAATTATATCTCCAACACTAAATGTCATATTAAATCAAAATCGTTATTACTGTAATCTTCGTAGTCTTCGCCTACTTCATCTTTCAATCGTTCCTTGCAGTTCTTTAGCGTGTTAAATATCGAAGTGAGTGAGATGCCTGAATCTTTAGCTATATCCCTCATTGATGCGTTGCCTTCCTTGTAAACTTTAAATAACATTGAATCATACCAATGCCAGTTGTCCATCTCTTCGTTTATTCTTAAATGCAATCTTTCAAGGGCTTCGTGTTTTTCTAACTCTGAGTCTTCGTCTGCTACTCCTCTTACCTCGTCTAAAGATAAAAACTGAACACTACCCGTTTTGTTTATTTCGAATGCTCTATTTCTCAGCATCATCCACATTAAAGCAATGTTTGGTCTTCCGTCTTTTAGTATCTTCTCCTCGTAATTGTACTTCACGATTCTAAGATAAACATCTTGTACAACGTCTTCTGCAAGGTCATACTCTCCAAATGAACGGACTATCTTTACCCATTCTTTATGATGTTCTGCTAATATTTTGAGTGCATCCATTTGATTAAATTCTAAACAAATATAAGTTTAATTTCTAACCACACAAATAAATTAAAAAAGCCACCTGTTAAAGTGGCTCTAAATTGTTTAAGTAAATCTCTCGTGTAACGTATCTATCTATCTTGTGTAAGGTTGATAAGGTTACGTCTTTTCGCTGAAGGAAGTTGTTTAACTGAAACTGGTGCATCTTTAGTCCTTTGGCTTTTATGTCTTGGACTATTTGGTTTCGTGTTTTTACAAGCAATATCCTATTCAGTTGCTTTCGCAGTGTGTCATCGTCAATGTACATATCAGAACGGCAGGTCATCGTCAATACTATCTCCGATTGGTGCACGCTCTACTGGTGCTACGTAAGGCTCAGAGAATGCTGCTGAGAAGAAACTTCCGTTTTTACCTTGCTTTACCCATAGGGCAACTTCCATCTCTTTTCCGTTTACGTTTACTTTACCTCTGTAATCAGGGTGCTTGTCGCTCGTTTTTTTGTCGTTCTTGAAAATTGCTCCCGTGTTTGTTTTGTTTTCCATGTTATTTTTAGTTAAAGTTACAAAATATTGCGTAGATTATTAGCATTAAACCTACTGCGAGAATAGCCATAGTGCCATAAGCTGCCATTTCTTCACGCCTATCGTCTTTATTTAGTTTCATTGTTCTTGTTGTTTAGTTAGTTTTAATTGTATAAGTATCGGGTTGAATAGCATCATGTGGTAAATGGTCTTGTGCAATTCCATCAACATAGATTTCTGTAGGGTACCCATTTGCCTCTCTATATACTTTATGTGTATGTGCTTCATACATTGAGCTACATTCTAAATTATAATCAGGAATTCTTGGTGATTTAACTTCTATCTTCATTGTTCTTGTTGTTTCATCTTATTCTGATTTAAAGGTTATTTAAAAAATTCTCGGCTTCATCTCTTGTATTCCAAGACACTTCACCTTCTTCATCAAATTCATTGACAAATTTTTTGATTATTTCTAAT